GAGTTATTATTGTTTAGTACACTCAAACTTCCTGTTGCATAAAAGCTATCGTCCCATTTCATTTCTAAAGTAGGAGGATATATAGTGTGTGTATCTACTGAGAAAAAGTTAAGAGCTATGAAACTGCCTGAACTATTTTCTACTGAATTCGGATGCTTTAAAAGAAATCCGTTATTTGTAGATCCGCTAAACCAGTTATTTACGATAGAGGTAACGTCTACATTTATGTCTTTAGGATCTTTATATGTGTAAGATTGAGTTGTGAAAGTGTTAGTCCAGTTTCCACCTCCAGGAGTTAAGAAGTAAGAAGGATTAGGCCATAAGTTACTAGCAGATACATACGCATTAGGATTGTACCAAGAAACTCCATTTATTGTTTCAGGATAATCAGCGTTTTTACCAGTTCCCATTTGCCAAGAAGAAGAAACTTGTCTTACTTCTAAACTATAAGTAGTAGATAAGTTTTCGGCATTCGCTAAGTATAATTTTAATCCAGTTTTCCATGACCCTGTAGTATAAGATTTTATAGTATTCAAATCAGCATCGCTAAATAATACTACAGATCTTCTTAGATCATCGTAAGATAGAACGGCTCCAGGATTTACATCAACAGAGTAGTTTATTGCAGAAGCATTGTTTTTTACTGACACTTCTAATATCTCATCAAGACCTGTATTTTTTACAGGAAACTTTGAATATATGGTTGCGTCTGCTGTGGGAAATATTTTATATACTGCCATTGTTTATTCTTTAAAATGTTACTACTCTACCTTTTATGTCTGTTTGAGGAAATTTTAATTCAAATATAGAAGGATCTAACGAAGGATATATTACATTGTTTAAAGTCGCAGCTTTAATATCGTAAGAGTACTTAGAGTAGTTATTTGCTTCTCCTGATTTATTGATTATTGAAACTTCTTTAACTGTTTGAACTCCGTCTATTTGATCCAATAAAGCATATAGATCTCCCAATATGATAGGTTGATTTATTTGCCAATTGTCTTTATCGAAATAATTCTGTAAAGATAAAATACATCTAGCTAAAACGTCTTGGCTGGTATAGTTAGGTCTTATTACAATATCAAAGTTACAACCAATATTAATTATATAGGCTGACTTAATGTTTATAGCGTCAGTCAACATTCTATAATCTGATATGTAAGTTTTTAAATTTTCCATAAGAGGCATAGAAGGCGTAGCCAAATGATTAGCGTTGTCTAAACCTAATACGTAAAGACTCACCATTATTTGATCTCTTTGGCTATTATCGGCAGCTAAATAGTTTGTATATGTAGCGTCGTCTTTTGTGATATACGCTTTAGAAATTTTACCAAATTTAGAAGGCATACTTAAACATCTTGCTAAATAATCCTCTTGAGTAACAGCTCTTAATTGACTTGAGAACTCTGCTTGAATGTTTAATTTCAATTCAACATCAGAATCTCCATCTCCACCGCCAGAAGCTGGGTCGATATTGTTGGTTACTACAGTATTTTCGAAAGAGTAATCTGCGGCAGTTACTGATTTGTTTACTATATAAGTTAATTCGTTAGATAAAACGTTAGCAGAAGCTCCACCTCCAACTAAGTAAGTAAACGTTAATGTAGTATTTTGAGGAGCTAATCCGTAAGTTTGTGTAGTAACAAAATTAGTAGGATCGAAAGCTGTGTTCAATAAAGTTAAACCAGAAGTAAGACCTACACCAACTGCGTTAGGATTAGGAATTACGCTAGTGTCTGAAACTTGATTTATACCAGAACCAAATTCAATATTCATAGTTCCATCAGCTTGATATCTTGTAGTGAATCTTCTAGGAACCGTTAATTTTTCTATCATATAAGGCACTTGGTTAGCGCTTTGATAGAATTCTGGGTAATTAGCCGCTGTGTTGGTTACTGGATCTAAGATATAGTCTTGAGCTAAGTAAGGTACTTCGTACCATAAGTTACCATTCGAATCTTGTACTTTTAAAATGGTAATGATATCGGTGTCTTGTAAATTTATAGTAACAAATCTTTCAGCAGATCCAAAGTTAAACTCTTGTGTTTTAACTTGACCTGATATTGCTTGTGTATTCTTTTGTAGTAAGAAACTAGTTGGAACTCCGAAAGAATCCACTGTATAAGTAGAAACTGTAGTAGGATCTAAAGAAGAAGAGGTAGTAAAGTCTACTTTATTTGGAACATAAAAGAAATTAGAAGTGTCTACGTTAGATCTTATTTGCATTCCTTCAGCGATAGTTACAGCGTAAGTAAAGTCAGGAACAAAAGTACCGGCTTCGTTAGCAGATGGAACTTGTTGATAAACTTGAAGGTTCGCAACTGCTGCAGAAGTAGTCTTTGGTCTATAACCTAACATGTAAGCCATAGAGTACAAATTACCCTTTTGTTTTGCGTATTGTAAAAAAGTTTCTTGTAATTGATTATCTAAATAGAAAGATAAAACGTCTCCAACGTAAGCCGCCATTTCTATAAACATAGAACCTGGTGAGGCTTGAGTAAAATCGTTGTATACCGTAGGGTAATACGATTTAGCATATTCTATCAAGTCCGATTTGAACGAACTAAAATCTTTATTGAGATATTTTACATCTGTACTGTTTGGCATCTTTATACGTTTTGTATTGTCAATAACACTTCGTCTGACTCTTTTGTATTTCTAATATTATAACTAAATTCTATATTGATAGCTCCTATATTAACGTCCGAACTAACTACCAAACTAACTATATTAACGTTTGGAAAATTTGTTTCTATTTGACTGATTAGCATAGTTCTTAAATCGTCTGTAGTATTTGTTTCCAACTGCTCGAATAAGAACGATCTTAAACCTGCTCCAAAGTTAGGACTAAAAGGTCTTTCTCTAGGATCAGTTAACAAGAAGTTAATCAAGTTATATTTAGTCTGATCTTTAGTGCTATACACGGTATTGAAAACGTTAGAGGTAGAAAAAGGAATACTAACGCCTACTCCGGTAGAAGGGCGCAAATCAAGGGGCGATATTTTTCTTGCGTTATATGCCATTATATTACGCCTTTAGATCTCATTTTACTCATTAAATCTGTGAAATCAGGTACTTCGTTTATTTGTACCATGCTTGGATCAGAACTAGGTCTTGCTGTTGCCAACATACCATTAACGTCTCCTACTGCAACTTGCTTTGGTTGAAAGAAGCTAGTTGGGTCTACTCCTATTGAATTAGGTCCAATGTCCGATGTGTTAAAAGACATATCGTCCATATCACCCATTGCCATTGCTGTTTCGTTTAGCATATTAGCCAAAGGATTGCCTGTGAAGTTAGGCTTAGGACGCACTGGTTGTGTGTTTAGTGTGCCTGGTACAGCCATTTTAGGTCTCTTTGATTCTTTTATAACCTCTTTAGGAGAGCTTGAGGATTGAATCTCCTTTAAAATGGCAGGCATTTCTTGACGGATCGCATTTACGACCTCTTCCCTGATCAATTTCTTTAGTAATTCTAATTGGTTACTTTTTGCCATATCCTATAAATATTGATTTTATAATATTCCTTTTTATCTAATGTTTTGAGTTGAATCAGATTTTCCTTGTTGAGAGTAATAAGATCCACCACTTCCAGCATAACTTACAGAACCTCCGCCTCCAGCGCCACCACCTGTTGCAGAAGTAGAAGATTGAGCTGCTTGATTTGTATTGTTTACGGGTTGACCGCCTTCTAATTGTTTTATTTCAGCTTCTAATACTTTTATTTCTTTTTCGTTCTTTTCTATTTTTGGATCTAAAAGTTTCTTTGCCGCCGCAAAAGCTATTGGACCTAAAAGTAATGCCGCAGCTCTTTCTTTTTTCCAATTAGATATCTGTTCTTTCAAGTCAGATATTTTATTTTTCTTTTCTGCAATGGCCGCATTATTCTTTTGCCTGTTGGCTAATTTTCCCGAATATTTTCCAGCAGGGTCAGTTTGCGTTAAATTATTGGAGAGATCAGAAGAGGCTTTAGCCATCATCTTTCTCATTCTCTTTCTTAATTTCTTACCGCCTTTAATACTATTGATAAATCCATTGATACCTAAACCTTCTGGCGGATCTTCGTCTTCACTATCAGGATCATCGTCTCCAGTATCAAAATTCATAAATTCTATGTCGTCTATGCTAAGATCTTCGTTTGTTAAGAAGTTCATAGACTCTTCCATTACTGAAATATCGCTAGCAGAAAAACCAGAGAAACCTAAATTTGGTTGATTTCCTCCTGATTCTGCTTTTTGACCTTCTAAATTATTTTGTTTTCTTCTTGCATCTTCTGATAAGAACGATTCCAAACTCTTTCCATAATCGTCTCCTCCAATATTCGTTATCATAGAGTCTAATCCAGTTCCATTTCCATCAAAGCTAGCATTAGAAATTGGAATATCTAAAGGAGTTCCATTAGCGCTAGTGCGATTAATAGCTGAGGATTGATTGTTTGATGCAATACCTCCCAAACCAAGAGCTTGAGTAGATCCTCCTGCTTGATTAATATTTTGACCTTGCTTAGAAGCCGCTAAATCTCCAAGCCCTGTCATCAAAGGACTCGTAAGACCGGAAGCTCCAGACCCTCCATTTGCATTAGTGCCGCCTAAGCCGTTTATCATTACGTTAGCTTTTTGAGCGTATCCAAGAGCATTAGTATTAACTAACCCTAAAGCAAGCAATTTGGCTTTTACTTCCGCAACAATTATTTTATCATCAGAAGCGTAAGTAGCATCTGATTGTGTGGCTAATATTCCCTTTTGATCTATAGCTATACCGTAACGTCTTCTTAATCTTATTTCTGTGTCTACTGATTCTTCTGTTAATATCTCTATAGTGTAAGGTCCAAATTGATTATTTTTAGAATTCTTTTTATTAAAGTAATTGTTTAAAAACTCTAAAAGTCTAAGAGCTCTATCTCTTAAAAGATCTCTAACGTCTTTAAATTCATTCATTAAAGCTGGATCTATATAAGTTCCGTTTCTTCTTGCGTTTAATTCACTAGCATCAGGAGTAACACCAATTACGCCAAATCCGTTTCCGCTTGCGTTAGCATCTAAAACTCTACCAGAAATATTAGTCCCGGATTGCTCGTTTCCTCTTCCTCTGTTGTTATTAAGACCGCTTGCGTTACCTCCTCCAGCTCTACCGCTGGCTCCTCCACCAACTCCTCCAGCTCCTACTCCTGATCTATTATTTGGATTTATGTTTGTACCTCCTCCAGCTAATTGATCTAAACCGTATTGATCTAATTCAGATTGCAATGTTGATGGATTGTCTAGTAATTCGTTAGGATCAGTAAAACATGATTCTATGTTGAATATTAAAGCCGTAATTTTTTCTACTAAA